TAAAGTTTGGAACCAAGTTCCTTGGTTGTATGCTTGAGCAGTTGCATTAGATTGATCAAATGCAGCACTTCCTGCATTCCATTCATATCCAACTCTTGCTGACCATCTATCAGTTGTTTGAGCATTCTGGATTAACATATCTAAAAGTTCTAAATCTATTTCTTGCGAAACGTATTCAGATAACATAGAAGTTAATTCAGCTTCTGCATCAATTGAGTGATATGCATTTAAATCTTGTGCGAATTCAGGAGTCCATTGTGCTTTCAACTTACGTGTCTTAGCAACAATTGGTAAACTCTTCATTTCAACATTCAATTCAGGAATATCGATATCAGCTTCTGGGTTAGAAGTTAATTGAGTTCCTGTTGCTTCGAAGTCACCTCTTGAAATATCAGTTGGTTGTTTGTGATATTTTACCACAACTTCATCAGCATCACCACTTGCGTTGAATCCTGAAGTTTTTACTACGAATACGATATCATCACCACTCTCTACAGTAAATTGTGGGTAGTTATCTGTAATCTCAGAACCTTCAATTCTAAATCCTCTGATTCCTTTGTCATCATATCCAGCGATAGAAGCTTTTGGTACAGCAACTTTACATATAGTACCTGCTAAAATAGCAGCACCATTAGATGCAGTAAATTGAGTATCATAGTTCACGTCTGCTAAAGATACAGATGATGTTAAGAATACATTAGATGCAGCTGCATCTCCTAATGTTTGAGTAGCAGATGTGTTATCGTTGATAGAGTATCCGAATCTACCAGCACCATATAAACCACCTGATGGGTCATTTGATGTATCAGTAATACCAAATACAGAATCAGCTTGTGAATCTTTACCACTACCTGTTGCAAATCCAGCTTGACCTGTACCATATTTGAAATCTAGATAAAATACTAGACCTGATGGTAAGTTCATTGGTTGTACAGATACGAAATCCTTTGCTACGATTTCACTAAAAATTCTTCTTACCAATGGTAGAGCTACACCAGCCCACTCTTCTGAATTTGCAGAAGTACCAGTAGAAGAAGCCTCTTTTACTAATTGTCTTGCTTGGTTTTCTAAAAGTGTTGCAACACCAGCTTTTTCAACTTCGTTGTCAATACCTTCTAAAAGACCGGTTTTTTCCCACTTACCAGCTAAAGCTCTTGTAGCTTCAGATAGTCTTGCGGTGTGAGAAGAACCTTCATTTAAAATGTTTTTTAAATCCATTTTTTTTCTCCGTTATTAATCTTATTAATTATTTTAAACCTGCTAGTTTTTTCCATCTAGCGGCCATATCGTTACCCTCAGAAATTATTTTCTTCGGTGCAGAACTCTTTGTTGCTTTTGAGGCATATCCTTCTTTTACAACAGTTCTTTTCTTTTTAGCAACGTTTAAGTTTTCTGCTAAAGTTGAGAATACTAATTTCACTTCTCTTACTGATGAAGTTCTATCGAAGTTTTCTAAAACTTTTACCTTTTGGTTTTCGTTTAAGTCAAAAGTTCTGAATAATTTGTTAGTGTAAAGTAACTTAGCGTTAAGTAAATTAACTTCATTGATAGTTTTTTGTAAACTTTCAATTGTTAAGTAAGCTTCTTCTAACTCATCATTTTCTTCTACTTCTTCTTCTTCGTTTGCTTCTTCTTCAGATTCTTCCATGTCATCAGATTCTTCCATCTCTTTCAAAGTTTTAATAACTTCGTCTAAGTCGATTTCTTCTTCTTCATCCATGTCATCTTCTTCAGCAACAGCTTCTTCTTCAGATTCATAAGTTTCATCAGTAGCTTCTTCTTCAGATTCTTCCATGTCCTCTTCTTCAGCCATTTCAGCTTCTAATTCAGCGATTACAGATTCTAAATCTAAATCATCTTCTTCTTCTTCATCTTCCATATCTTCTTCAGATACTTCTTCTTCAGATTCATAAGTTTCATCAGTAGCTTCTTCTTCAGATTCTTCCATGTCCTCTTCTTCAGATTTCATTTCTTCTTCTTCTTCTTTAACTTCTTCTTCTTCGTTGTGCTCTTCACCTTCTTCTTCAGTCAATTCATCATCGTTTTCGATATCAGATGAATCAGATGCACCATCATTTGGTTCTGCGTTATCGCTTGAACCTAAATCTGTTGAATCTAAATCTTCATCCATCTCTTCCTCATCAGCTTCTTCAGCTAATTTTGCAGAAATCATTGATTGTAGTTTTGGGGTGAACGCTTCTTCTAAGGCTAATTTAGCGTTTGCTAGTGCAGTTTCTTTAACGGCTTTAGCATCAGCGATAGCTTCAGATAACAAATCTTTTCTATTTGCCATAATTGTTCTCCTAAATTGTTTTTGGAAATAAGATTATTGAGAATCTTAATAGATATTATTTATAAAAATAAATTTAATCGACTATTGGAAGCCGATATTTTTTCTACAATAAATAGTGTAGTATTATTGAAAACACTAAAAAAGTGTTTACTATTTAATTTTCGAATTGATTTCTTCGCCATTGGGCTCGAATCGCATCTGCTTTTTGTTTACGTTTGATAGCTGATGGTTTGATATATTCTTTTCGGGCTTTAACCTCATCCATCTTACCACTATCTTTAATTTTTCTTTTGAAAGCTTTGAGTGCTAATTCTATGTTACCATTTACAACCTTAACTGCCATTGAGTTTCCTGGTACTTCCATATCCTCTCTTCTAACTTTTTTGTAAGGTCTTTTAAACTTCTTTTCGTTATCGTTCATATTGTTTTGATAAATGTTTATAAAAAAATACACCTACCACATTGTTAATGATAGGTGTATATAAATATCAAAATAAATTTAATTAAGATAAGTATAATCATCATATTTATCAGAAAGTATCTTTTGCCGTACACGTTCAGATGACAAATTGAAATACTCTGCTGCTTTTTTTATTGTTGTAAACTCAACACCCTCACATTTGATTGTATTTAGTTCAAGTCGAATTGGGTTATTCCAAGTTTTTTCCATATCAGTATAAGATACATCATAATCGTTTGGAGATACACGCTTCCAATGACTCCAATTTTTAGAGTTTGAGTCTGTCCAAGTTCTAGCATTAGTTTCACTTACATTATCAAGTAATTTGGCTATTTGAGATATAGATTGAAATAACACACCATCGATTTCAAATTTTATATCAGGTTGCTTATCAACACCAATTACATTCCAATTTTTATATTTGTATTTAGTTGATTTACATCTACGTTGTATTTCAGATGCAACTAATCTATTTGGGTCAATATCTATTGCAGCTTCTCTAAATGATTTATACTTCTTACCATCTATCTCACAAACATATGTCCCATCCCATTGAATATCTTCAGTTGCAAGGTCTGGGTTTCCTTTTACAAACATCAAAACATTCTGATGAGTTGATGCTACTTTCCTATTACGATTAAAATATACATTAGACATTCTCCCCGATTGCTGAGATGGGTTTATCAATACAACATCATTATAGTAATGAAACCCACATTCTTCGGCAATCTGAATAGTAGATGGAACAAATCCCTTATACTTACCAATCTTATAATCACCAGTGGTCATTCTATCTCGTATCTCAGTCACCACTACAATAAAGAACCTATTATCTTTTAGTTTATCGTATGACTTTTGTATGATTGACTTGTATTTGATAAGAAACCCATCCCAATCCATATTCGATAGGTCGTTTGTATTATCTGAATATATTTCTAAGTCGTGATATGGTGGGCAGGTAAATACCAAATCGTACTGAGTATCTAAGTTGTCTAATATTTCATCACTATCTCCACATATCCAAGTAGGTTTATTAGATTGTAGTTCATTAGCATTGACTTGTTCTTGTGATAACTCAATACCAGTGTAGTCAAACCCTAACTCTTCAGCAACAATACCTCTAACTGAACCACCTGCGAATGGGTCAAGAACTGAACCACTTGGTGGTATGAATGAGGTGTATATATCTTCACACAATTTAGCATCAAATATAGATACAGTGACATCATCCCAAAATTTAGAATATGATATAGTATCTTCTCTACCAAGTTCGGATTGTATGCCATACTTTTGTATCCACCAACTCTTGCGGGATTGCCATTCCTTCTTTCTTGTATCTAATATTGATAAAAATCCACTCATAATGTCTAATATACAAAAAAGGTTTGGAATTACCAAACCTTTCTTAAAAAATAATATATGTATATTTTATTCTCCTGGAAAATAATCCATATTATCTATGTATTTCGATTCAATACTTGCTAGATTTTTTCTATAACCATCTAAATCCTTTTGATTCTTTTTCATTAATTGCAATTGAGACTTGGCAGTTACCACATCACCTTTGGACCTTGCAGCAAAATATGGTTCTGCCAATTGTTTTTGCTTTTCCTCAAGTTCTTTTATTTTTTTAATCACTGCTCTATACTTAACATACATTTTAGGAACACGGACTTCATTTACTGATTCGGTTACTCCTTCAGATAAATCATCAATACCTTGCTTCATATCTCCAAATAGCTTTCCAAATTGTCTTTGTTGTTTGGAATCTAATTTTTTAATATTCTTTAGATGTTTCTTTACCATATAAGATAAATCAACTGAAATGTCTTGTAATATATCTGAGTAATCCATTGTGGTTATCCTATTTTTTTTAGTGAATGGGTTTCAGTTGCAATCCAGTTATCACCAACACCAGCCATTTTAGCTGCTTTCTTAATAGCTTCAACTGTATTTCTTGCTTTTACTTTATACACATTCTTCTTAGATAGTTTAACACCACCAAGATTCATATCAGAAAATCTCATTTCCCAAGTTGAAAAACCTTCGTTGATTTTTTCTGACTCATTTACTTTTTTATTCTTAACTGAATCCATCATCTCTTTAGCTGATACTTTCATCTTCATTAATTTAGATGATGGTAATTCACCTATTCCAAATGATTCATTTAGTAAAGAAGTAAGTTTCATTGATTTAGATTCATTAGTAAATTCTTTTGCATTTTCTTTATCATCTTTATCAACACCTTTTACAGGATACTTTTTACCATCTACTTCAAATTCACTATCACCATTTGCGATTGCTTTAGCTCTAGCAGCTCCGAATTCATTACCCTCTTCTAATTCATTGATTTCGTAATACTTTCCTAATACTTCACCAATCTCATCATAAGTTGATTCTAATCTTTGTTGTAGTGTTCCAACTTCTTTTAAAGTTTTCTCAAATACTTTGAATGATTCATTCATTCTTTTTACGTGTCTACCAACTGTAATACCATCAAATGAACCTTCAGTTTCTTTAACCATATTCTTACCAGCAACTTCTACCAATCCTCTGATTGATTCATACACTTTAGCTAATCCTTCTTTTCTGTATATTGATTCACCAAATTTTTTGTATGATTTAACCGCTTCTAAGAATGCCATCTTTTGTTCATTACTCATCTCTGCAGATTCTTCGTGTCTCTCATCATCGTTTTCTTTAACGAAAGGAGTGTGAAATGGGTTTGAATAAACTCTACCACTTTCAAATGATTCATTTAATATATTTTTTAGTTTCATAGTTCCCTCTTTTGTAATTTCCATCATTTTCTTAGCCTCAGCTTCGATTTGTTTCTTAATGTTAGATGGTATTTTTTTATCTAAGTATTTTATTTTACCTTTGTTATCAATGTGGGCTACATTTTTGTAATCACCATTTTCTTCTTCAGCTTTATTATAAATAGTTAACCCATTTCCTTTACGAGCCATTCCGATATCGTACTTAGCTTCGTTCATCTTCATAGATTCCATTAATCCAATTGCTGTACTACCAACTTCTCTTTCAGCACCATCTGCATATTTCTTATTTAGAATTGCTATCTTAACAGGTTTATCGATTATATACATTGGAAGTGGTGATGTACCAAATGAATATTTTATTTTGTTACTTTTTAACTCTTTACCAATATCCATAAATGATTTAGCATTACCAACGATATCTGCAAGATTATCTAATAAATCATCATGCTTACCTTCGTTTACTACTGATTCACTTTTGAATGGATTAAATAACCCTCTCTTACTTACTTCCTTTTGAGTAGATGGAGCTGCTTTAGCTTTTGATTGGTGTTTAAATTTGATTGGATTGTATTTTTCTAAATCATCTACATCTACATTACCATCTGCATCAGTTTTAACTTCACCTGATTTATCATCACCAATTCTTACGATACCAACTGTCTTAGTTCGTTTGTTATATACTAAATCATCAACTTTAAATTTACCTTCAGTAATTGTTGATTCACTAAACATTTTAATAATTTTCTTCTGAGTGGCGTTGCCATCTCTACCAGCAAGAGCAGAAACAAGTTCCATTCTTTGAGGAAGTTTACCCTTCTCAACATATTTAAGAAGTTTAGTAATATTTAATGTATGTTTGGAAACAAAATCCTCAACTGCTTCAGGTCTTGTACCTGTGAAGTATGCAATCTTTTTAATTTGTGGTTCTATTCCTTCATTTACATTATCTCTCATAGCTCTGGATAAATCTTTGATGTACTTTAATTCTTCTTTAGCACCTTTGTGTTTAGCGTATCTATCCAATCCCATATTACTCATAATACCTAATGATATGTGTAATCTAGCTTTAGCTGCTTTTGGATACTTTCTACCATAAGGAGATGAGTTAAACCAATCAATCATAGCTTGTGCCATTTCTTTTGATAGTTTAATTCCCTCTACTCTATCAGTATTACCTTTTACAACCTGTTTTAATCCACCGATTGCTGAGATTTCGTTTAATGAGTTTCGTATATCAGTTAATTTCATATTATTTCCCTTAGATTGAACAAACACCATCTATTTCACAGATGATATCTCTTACTAATGTATTAATTTTTTTATATGATGGAGTTTTACTCTTTCCTACTACTGATTCGTTCATAGGTCTCATAAATGCACCATGTGTTGATGGGTTTGATACAAAATCCCAACAAATTAAATCAAAATCATCTTCAACTGTAACAGTCTTACCATTACTAGCTTCTTTTACAGAACCCATACCTCTTGAAGAGATACCAACAGTACAACCTGCCTCTAAAAGTTCTTTAAGGATGTTCCCTGATGGAGTTTTTAGTACTTCTACCTTACCCATTACATCATCACCCTTCCAATATACTTCTCTGATGATATGTGAAGTATTTTTTAGTTCCACTACCGAAGATTCAGGATGGTCTAACTCACCAAAAGCTCTATTCTCTTTAATTTCTCTACCTTTGTATTTTTCAACTTCTCTTTCTAAGATTGAACGTGGGTAAACTCTACCATTTTGGTTTTCAGCTTCAGCACGTTGTAGGACACCATTAACAATCAATCTACCATTGTTATCTTCCAATGATTCATTGATTTGCCTCTTAGTCATAGTAAAAGGAATTGTATCTATAAGTAATCTGCCCATTATGCTCCCCAAACTTTACGTTTTCTATATAAATCAAACATGATTTGTGCTACTTCATATCTTATAAGTAGACGAATATTTTCCAAATCCTTATTTGAAAGTTCTTCTTTTAATATTTTCTTTTTATCTATCATGCCGATAGTTCTTTTAAGTTTCTTGCAACTTTTAACATACGTTCTGAAATCTTACCAAATCTTTTTTGAGTTGATTTCCAATACTGCCCATTATGAACACCAGCTTCCGTTTTCAATTTAGCATTTTGATTAACGATTCTTTCTAACTTAAACATCATACTATTGATTTCTTTGATTGAATCATTTATTTTTTGATGTTGCTTTCTTGTATCATCTTTTTTGAACTCATTATAAGAAATCTCATTGATTTTAGTTTCTAACTTACGTTCTAACGATTCTAATTTTTTTGTGTTCATATGTTTCTCCTTTGATTTTTTCATACCCAACACTTCTATGTGGTCATCATCTAAATCATCCTCATCTTTACTCTTTGCAAAAGCATGTGGAGTTTTGATTGGGCCCTCACCACCATCTAAGTTACCAGTTACATTAGCTTCTTCGATTTCTTCAAACTTATCTTCTATTTCTTTGATTAAGCTTTTCATTTGAATACCCTTTTCAATTCATTATGTAATTCTGTATATCTTAATAACGATAAAATTTGAGATTCAGTAATTACTTTAGATGTTTTTACTTTAGATATTAGTTTAACAACTTCATTTACTTTAATCTGAGTAACTTTATCTGTAACTTTGATTGCTTTAATATTTTTTGATAAAGAATTACACTCTCTTACTACAAATTTTTTCAATTTAACAGAATTATCTACAGAATTAATATATTCTCTAAGAATATCTTGTTGCTTATCTGTTAATGTAGTGTATTTGTTGTTAAAATTCTCAACTAACATCTTCCACGCTAGCAATCTTACCTCTTTTGGTTGTTTTGAGTACTCTTCATTAATTTTTGTAACAACTTTATCATCAGTTTGAGATTTACCTGTTAGTGATTCTAATAATGTAGATTTACATTCAACATATTCTTTTGGATTATCTGAATTTGTATGCTCAAATAATTTATATATAGATGCGTTCTCTTTATAGTTAGTAACTCTATACTTAAAGAAATCTTCTATTACAAAATTCTTCTTAATTGCTTTAATTAAGTTATACTTCTGTCTATTTAAAACAGATTCATTTAATTTAACTCGTTCTTTTAGAATAATATTTAAAAATTCAGATGCTTTATAATCAGAATCAAAGTTTTCATCAATAAATAGTTTATACAATCTAAGTTCTTTAGATAGTTCTGTACTTTTACCAAAGTGCTCTTTAATAATTTTAGTCGCCAAAGAATCTTTATTATTCAAAGTATCAGTAGCAATTTGCCTAACTAATAATTCAAATAGTATTCCTGTATTTTTGTACTTACTGTGTTTTAATTTCTTCATCTATATCACCTCTAATTTTGGTAGAGTAACCTATATTTTGTTAATAAATATCTTAATTATCAGAATTCAGTATATTTTTCTCATCTAATAATCCATCTGATGCTTTTAAAGTATCATCTGATAGGGATTCTAGTATAATTTTCTTTGTTTTTACTTTACTTTTCATACGACTAACAACTGCATCAATTTGTTCTTGATTTATAACTGAGTGAGCGTTGTATCTTTCGTTTTTAGTAGGTCTGTTTGCTATATTCCCTAATGGGTCTCTACCAAATGGATTATCATCCGTTTTATAATTACCCGGTTCTTTAGGTCTACCAGCTCCATCGAATCCACCTTCAGGTGCTCCACCTCTATTCTCACCAAATGGATTGTTACCACTATCATCACCACCTTCTTGTTGAGTTAGTGCTGCTAAATCATGTGGAGTACCAAATGATTCTCCAGTCTTAACTGGGTCATTACCTTCAGTTTCAATTTGTTCGTGTCTGAATCCTAGCTTCAGGTCATTGATAACTTTAAATTGTTCTTCTTTCCACTCATCTTCACTCATATTAAAGATGTTTTTGTAAACCCATTCTTGAGATACCATTTTTAAATCTTTGATATCACTTGCTAATGTTACTTTTTCAGACCAAAGGTTTGCTTTCTCTTGCTCATAGATAATGGATGGAGTAGTAAGTTCTAATTCAAAGTTTACTAACTCATCATCTGTATAACCTTGTGCATATAAGTGTACAATTGCTATCTTAGTTAATTCCGATAATACAATCTTTTGAATTCTTTCTACAGAACGAGCAAATCTAATATCTTCTTGTGCTAATGTTGCTTTACCTTCAACACCTTCTTCGTATCCAATAAATGCTTTTGGAACTTTAAGTGCTGCTAACATTCTATTCTTTAGGTATTCAATATCATCAATACCACCGAACTCCATTCCACTTAGGGAATCAATCTCAGTACCACTCTGTCCACCCCTAACAGGTAGATAGTAATCTTCCATCATATTCTGCATATTGAATTTAAGATTATACTCACCTGTAGATTCATCTACATATGGTACTTTCTTCATCTGGTCGATAATATTCGCCATATACGAATCAACTTCTGCAGGTGGAATGTTTCCGATATCAATTTTGAAAATTCTCTTTTCAGGCGCTCTCATAATTCTATGAATCATCATCGCATCTTCCATAAGAGTTAATTGTTTCCAAGTCTTTCTAGCTCCTTCTAATAGTGAACGACCATATGGAAGGAAGTTAGTATCAGTAAGTAATCTAAAGTGAGCTACTTGAAATGATTCTAAAAACTTAGTGTTGTTTCTTTGTGAGATTGCATTTGTGTTTTGTTCTTCAACCTCAAATCTAACTGAATATGGATTATCTAAATCATATCCTTCTTCTCTACGAGTTTCATATGTAGATAATGGTTGTGCGTTTACAACACCTAACTCATCATCAATATCCAAATAAAGATAGTAATCACCATATTTGTTCATACCTCTTACCCAAGACCATAAGTTGAACTCAATGTTCAATACATCATAGAATAAGTTGTGTAATGTTTTCTTTAATTTCTCATCAGATGATTTGATACGAATTACATCACCCATATCATTTTTAAGTGTACATTCATCTGAGTATATATCTAATATAGATGAGATAATAGAATCCTTATCCATTGCCTCATAATCTGTATATAATTCTAATTTATTCGAATGGTAGTTAAATCTTTCATTGTATGTTTGCCAATTCTTTCTTGAGTTAGAACCATGCAATCTTCCATACCTATCATAGTATGCTGAACCTCTACGATTACCATCTGCTTGTAATCGTGAAGAATCCACTACTTTTAATTTGTTTTTACCGACTCTTCTAACAACTACCTGAGTTGAGAATAATCTCTTTAATCTACCGAATAACGAAGTATCTGCCATAATTTATTTCTTTTATATAGTACTACAATTTATAAATATACAAAAAATATTTTTAATATCCAAATTTTATAGTAACCAACTTATATCCTCATCACCCCTACCAGTATTAATCTTCCAAGCATCCTTAGCTCTTTGTGGAGTGGTTTTAAATACACCTGAATTTTTTGATGTAAATTCTAATGCCCTTTTATTTAAATCAATACCTTGCTGTCTGAGTTTTAATGCTGTATCTCTAACCCATAATGATGTTGAAAACGATATTGTTAAATCATCATTGTACCCTTGTTGAGCTTCAGCTCTACTACCATTCCATATAAAAACAAAAAGTTCATCAATCAATCGTTTAGACCGAATAATAGGAACTCTTTCTCTCATATAAGTATCTAATTTTGAGATAACCAATGGACGTGTTCTACTTGTCATTGAGAAGCCAGGTACCATTTGTGATTTATCTTTTAAATCATATCCCTTTTGTAGATGGATATCGTTATCTGTATAACCGAATTCTTTATATGAATAATATAGATTAGTATAATTTCTATCTATTGCTTCTTGGATTACTGCCCATCCAATGTTTGCATTCTCAATCACTAACAATGCATCATTCCATTCTGTTGCAACATTCACCAACATATTACCATAATGTTTAGTTTCAATTTTACCTTTGTACTCTGCCACTTGTTCTACAGTTTCTACATCGATAACGTGAAATGCTGAATAATCAGCCCCATCACCTCTCGCAACATCGGCAACTACTACATAATCTTTTGTATAGTTTGGCTGTTGCCAAATCCAATAGTTACCATCGAATCCCCTTCTCTCTACAGGTTCTTGTACGTGGGTTTCTTCATACCATTGTAGAAGTTGTCCATCTACGACTGTATAACCAGATGATATAAAATCACAATCACATTCTTGTGATGCCATCTTCTCACCTAAGAGTTGAGTTTGTTCCTCTCTCCACTTTTGGTTTCTTTCAGGATGTACAGTCCAATGAAGTTTGATTGGATTCCAACCATCCTTTTGTTCACCCTTTTGCCAAGTTTTATGAAAGAAATTACCAACACCATTTGGAGTTGATAATACGATTGCTTTACCACCAGTTGATAATGTAGATTGAGCCGATGCCCAAATCTCATCAACCCCTTTGATAAAAGCAGCCTCATCAATAATCAACATTGATAATGCTTCAGAACGACCTGCATCACCACTTGCTGATGTTGCTTTGATTGTTGAACCATTTCGTAATCGTAAGGATAGTTTGTTATCTTCTTCGGTATCACCTCTTAACCAACTCGGTAAGTTCTCATGCATATACCTAACCTTAGTAACTAAGTTTTTAGCTACCTCTTGTTTGGTTGCAATTACCAATATGTTTTTATCTTCGTGAAATAACATCATCCATAAAGAATAACCTGCGGATAATGTTGAGATACCTAACTGACGTGATTTAAGGATTACATTGAATCTGTGGTCATCCAACTCACCCATCACATCTTCTTGAAATGGGTATAAATCAAAAAGTATCTTACCTCTTTTTGGGTGTTGAATGTAACAATACTTCTTAAAGAAGTAAACTGGGTTTTTAGCACATTTAACGTACTCTTCCCTAATAAGTTCTTTTATGTTTTTGCTCATTTCTTTCCCAATTTCCAAAGAAACTGAGTAGATATGATTGGTTGAAATTGGTCATTCAATCCTAAACCTAGTCCAAACATCTGTTTCTTTCGTGTTCTGTACAATATTGAACCACCAATGTAATTAAATTGCTTTGATGTTCCATTCAAACCGAATCCTACATAGAATTCTCTTTGGTTAATATACTTTGTTTCCGTTACAGTTGTTGTAGGGTAAATTAAATCGTAGAATATTTTTCTTGATAAAATTTTGTTCTGAGAGATTGTATCTTTAATTGTTAAGTTTAAAGAATCTAGTTGTTGAAAATCTTCATAAACATATTTTGCGAAGTAATCTTCTAAAATAGAAAGTGTATCAATATCTTGAGTTAATGTTATTGTATCAATCTCAGTTTTGATTCTAGTAACTATTTTAGGAACGTATTTTGTAACTTCTTTGGTAATAGTATCGTACTTCGTTTCTACCTTTGTGATAATAGTAGGTTCGGATGGGGTAATTTCTCCCCCATCTCCACTACATTGTCTTAGTAATAGTATAACAACTATTAAAACTAAGATTATCAGATTCCTAATATCTCCGAAATACTTTTTCATTTGCTACTCTTATTTTTTAGTAGCTTTTCTCTTGCGATTTGAAGGTTTTCTACCTTTTCGGCTTCCACCTTTTGCGGCTTCAACAACATCTTTAGATTGTTTTGCTAAATTCTTACCAGCAGCTTTAACGTCTTTGAGTTCTTCTTTAACTCTTTTAACTCTACGCTTAACTTCTGATTTTACTTCAGCTACATCTTCTTTGATATCTTCTACTGTATCCTCTACTACATCAGGAATAAAATCTCCATCTCTATCTTTGATTTTTCCAGTGTATAATAATACTAAATAGGTTGCCACTGCAACACCGATAACACCTAAAATGATTAATAATGTACTCATAATTTGCCTTTTTAAAATTAAACTTCTTATACTATAAATATGGTAATATATTTAATAAACCTATTTACCACTTTCTACAAGACCAATAGTTTGCTTTCCATTTTGGTCCAGGGTTATCACAATTCATTCTAGCTCTAAATGATTTTCTAGCTTTTGGATTTTTCTTTTTAATATTCATTCCCTTTTGTCCAAAGTGAACCACTACAACATTACCCTTAGCGTTCTTAACATATACTTTGAATTTTTTAGAATCACCTTGCATTGGTTTGTTAAGTTCTACTTTTCTACCTTGATACTCAGCCTCTTCAATTACTTCAGAAGTATTTTCTTTCTTCATAAGTTTGTAAGCCATATGACCCATATTAACAATACCACTCTTAACAAACTTATCTTTATTAGATTGTTGTTTAAGTGCATCATATACTTGAACCATTAAGTTTGCTGAATTCATATCAACTCTTACCTTCTTACCACTCTTAGTATCTTTAATTAAATCGTTTTGTTTATTCTTTACGATTTTTCTTAATGTAGTAATTACTTCAGGTTCTTTAGCTTCATTTACTGAGTTGGAATACTTTTTAGCCCCACTTAGTGATGGGTGTGAACCAATGTGTTTAACTACCTTACCTTTTTTATCTACAATCTGCATAAGAAACTTATCCTCTTTCTCAGGTCTTTTCATACCTTTCATATCTCTATCGATTACTTGAAAGATATTACCACTTTTTAATTTCTTTTCAAAGTGTACTTTACCTTCGTTCATTGATTCACCAAGTTGGTTATGGTATTTCTTATCTATATTTTTTTTGAGAGTTTTCTCATCTTTAAAATATGCAGTTATTAATCCTTTGAATCCTTTTTGTGGTGAAATGTAAAATCCATCTTTTTTATAATCAGATTTTCCTTTAGAATCTTTTGGTTCTTCACCAACTATAAGTAAAAAGTGTCTACCTTTATCATCTGTGATTGAATACGAATCATTTTCGTTTACTGATTCTTTTTTAGTTCTCCAACCACCACCTTTACCTTTGTAGTTCTTAGCTGCCCAAGCATTAGCGTATGCTGATGGATATACATCAAACTTTCTTTTAGCTGCTGCTTTAGATGCGGCCCACTTAGCTGGGTCTGTTGGTACATTTTTTTCTGTAAGTTCGATTACTTTTTCTTCTAACTTTTTACCTTCAACTGATTTTATGATTGTATCAACATGCCCTTGTATATAAGAGTGTTCTTTTTCCAATCCCATTAGTTTAGCCATCTTCATAATGTTTTTTGCTATATTTTTAGCCACCATTACATAATCTTTATCAGGAGTATAACCTTCACCACCTACGTGTTCTTCTATAAAGAAAAGTGCATCTTGTAATCTTACACTTCTTTCAGCCATATCCATATCAACGCCCTTAGATTCTATATCACCATATAGTGATGATGCGCCAGGACAAACGTGAAAGTATTTAGTTTGGTATTCACCTATTTTAATTTCTTCTTTATCAGTTTCATCTTCACCCATTGAACTCATATCTTCATATTCATGTGAGTGAGTTACTTCTTTGATAAATCTACTTACAAACATTTTAACATTTTCGTTCATACCTTCTTTAAGTGAAGTAATTTTAGCACCTACAGGTCCACCGATAAACATTGATGCGAAAAATGAAATAGCATCTATAATCTCATACCCATCCCACTTTGCTGCTTTAGCAATTGGTACACCATGATTCTGTTCAATCGAATCTTCCCAATCTTTCCTACCAGCATATTTAGATTGATTCGCTTTAGGAAACATACTTTGAACTTTCTTAGCTTCACTATGGAAGTTAGCATCTGTTAATGCACCTATTAGGATGTGTTTTAATCCGTGATGTACTTCTGGGTCTGAGCCCCTAAATCCTTTGAAGTATGCATCTAAATCTTTTTTAACTTTTTTATTTAATCTGGTATTCATTATTATGCCCCTGTCTTACTATTAGTTGGTGTTTTACCTTTAGTTCGGTTTCCACCTTTTTTAGAATCACCCGCCTTCTTTTGGTCTGCTCGTTTTCTTCTTACAAATGCGGCTCTACCCTTAGGTCCTAACTTATTGGCTTTTTCTTGTGATAAACAAGCAGCGTATGCACCACCCTTTTTACCATCACCACACTTACCTAGCTTCTGACCATCACTTCCGTATCTATCCCATCCACCACCTGAGGTTGAACCTGTTTTTCCTGTACCTAACCACTTTCTTAAATCTTCATTCATTAAGTTTTCTGTACAAAGATGTTCATACAAATCAGATAACGCAAATTCAACACATAGTGCTGAATCTGTACCATTTACTGAATACGAATCAAATTTTGATTCTATAAATTCTTTAATCTGTTGTTTGTTCATTTTTAAGTTTTCCTATAAAATCTGTTCTAAACTTTTCAAAATCATTATCAATTTTACTTACCAACTCATCTTCACTCATTCCTTCAGCCCATTCTTCAATAGAACCATCTTCATTTATGAATGAAGCTTTTAGAGTTGTTTTTAAAACTTCCTTTTCAACTTCGGCTTGTTTTAACCAAGCCTCAGCATTAGCCAACATTTTTTTTCTTTCGTACTCTTCGTACTCACCTTTTTGTTTTAAATCATACTCCATTAAGGTAACACAATCTAAACACATACCATGTATAGCTTTCATTTTTAAATCAGCTTGGCCTGGCTCAATACAAGTACAAGTTTCTTTGTTGCAGTTTGGAAACGCTCTTAACTCAGTTCTGAGTTCTGATAGTTTACCAACTTTAACTTTGTAACCTTTTCGTTGTTCCCACTTTTGACCTTTATCATCAGCCCAAGTTTCACCAACTTCTCTTCTTTTAATAACTTTATCAGTAAATGAAATAGTTTTTTTAGTTTGGGTTTTGTGTTCCCCACCTAACATTTCTTTTACTGCTTTAATATTATTTAACTTTGACATAACTTATTTTGTTTTATATAAATATGAGAATTTTATTTAAAAGTACATTAATCCCAATATCTGATTTAATGATGCGAATGTACCAGTTAATTTATACGTTCCACCTTTGTATGTGAATACGATTCCTTCATTTGGTACAATCTTATCTTTACCACCTACTGCGGCTAATCGTTCTAATTCCATTCTTAGTTTTTCAATCTTCTTAACATCACCACTTTTCTGAACTGCTTTCACAGTCTTATCTAATTCTGATTTCATAGTTCTAAGTGCTTTATCAGGATTGACTGTAAGTGCTGAACTCATAAATGAAAGTACATCTGCACCAACACCTAAGAATATATCTTCAAACTTTCTAAGGTTTTGTTTAGATATTTTTGCTTTATCTTGCTTATCTGTTTTGGTTGCCCAATCTAATACCTTAGAATCTGTAATATTCTTTCTATTCAATCTGAATGAGTTATCAAAGAATGCCCATCTTTTAACTAATCCCATTTTGGTTTTGTTATCTAATGTAGATGGTGAATTCTTATCAACATATTGTTCCCACCATGCTTGATGATAATCAGCTACACCATTAGAATCTTTTAGTTTAAATTCTTTTTGAATTTTGTTTAGTGCTGAATAGTATTTACCTTGTTTCTTTGAAAGTTCTTCCGATTTTGGTAAATTAACTACAGGTGGGCCTTGTATTGTATAATTATCTTGCACATCTTGATTGATTTGTTTAATCATCCCAGCTAAGATTCTTGCTGCTGATGTATCAGCTCCAATTGCTTTCCCATCCATATTATATTGCATTGTTCCGTGGAATACTAATAAAGGTTGCCCATAAGGAATTACATTTACTGATGTTGGGAATATAACTTCTATATTCATAAAGGATGAACCTTGATTGAATACTTTATCTCTTTGTGCTTTTGATAATGATTTGATTGCTTTAGATAAATCTTGCATAGCGAAGTTGTATGCATCAGTTAATCCACCTCTACCTTGAAACTTAGAAGCTACTCCACTAATATCCAATGCGTTTTCACCACTATTCTTTAGGTGTCCACCATTACGAGCGGCGATTAAACCTTTATCATCTCTCCAACTAATAGCAAGTGCTTGTCCATCTGTTTTTTCTCTAGCGAATTCTAACTTACCATTTAATGCGTTTGATATAATTGTTTTTAAATCACCAAATGTTAGATTCATTTGTGTATCGAATGGGTGAGCCATATGTCCATATGCTCCACCTTCGGTAATCAATCCTTCTTTTATTATATTTTCTGCTGATTCTTCTTTCTGAGGTTCATTTTTAGAACTATCAACAGATTTTTCAGCATCTAAGAAATCAACTAACTTATATCCTACTATTGTTGCTACTTTTGTAATATGTTTTGCCCAAGCTTTATATGCCTGTGAACCTTTTAAATCAATATATCTTTGTGATTGTGCATCTAAACCTGCAACGCCTGATGGGAAATATGATACTGGGTATTTATCTGGTATCCCACCATCAAATAAATCATATATAGTTTCTTCATCTGTACCTAATATATAATCAACTACAGTCCAACCTAATTTTTCTGCAGCTTCTTTTCCAACCGCTTTATATGATTTTGAATTACCATAATATGCACCTGGTCCATCATCAACAGTTCCTTTAGTAGTTGAAAGTGCACTACCTTCTGATATTATTTTATTAAAATCAAATGTAGATAAAAAGTTTTCCATCTTAGTGGATATTTTACCTAATCTATCTGTTATAAATTTATATATCTTTGGATTAAACTTTCCATCATATGCTTTTTTGAAACCTTTCTTTTTAGAATCATCACTACCAAATGATAATAACTTTCTAACTTCAGTTCCACTAATCCCACCACTTTGAGCTGGTGCTACATAAACATATCCCTTTTCTTCGTATCCTTTTTGGATTTTATCAGGATGATATGGTTCAAAGTATTTACCTTTTAATCTGTATCTATCTTTTTCACCAACAACAGTAATAAATGCCGTTTTATCTTTATTGAATTTACCTATAATTTCTTTGGGAGCGTATGGGTTTTTGATTTGAACAATCTTAGATGATGGAACTCCAAACATCTTTGTCATAATCATTTTCTTTTCGTTAAACTTAAATGGTGATTTTAAATTATCTGTTTTATTAGAAGTACCAATATAAACATTATCTCTACCAAATTGTTTCACTAAATGTTCGTAAGTGGCATTATGCCCTTTATGAAAAGGTTGAAATCTACCAGCGTAAACTACTACCTTTTTTTCTATTCCTTCAGTTAAGATTCCCTTAACCCACTCTTTAATTAGTTTTCCCATAGTAATAAATATAGTTTAATTAATTATTAGAACCTTTTTCTAATTTATTAATTCTTTCGGTTAATTTTTCAATCGTATCTGATTGTTCTTTTATAGCTTCAATTAGTAGTGGAACTATCTTTTCGTACTTAACGGCTTTGTATCCGTTTTCTCTTTCAGTAACCACCTCTGGTAGTACTTTTTCTATCTCTTGTGCGATAACTCCTACATCATGTCCTTCGTTTCCATGTATAGTTTTCTTTTCTTCTTCTGTAAGTTCTTTCCAATCAAATTCAACACCTCTGATTTGTAGAACTTTAGATAAAGAACTATCAATGGTTTTAACATTTTCTTTTAATCTCTCATCTGAAGTAGAGTATGCAACAATATCGTTACTTGCATCAATTCTACCATTAGTAGTAGATGCGTTTACGTTCACACCTAATGCACCATTTACAACTTTAAGACCCGTTTCTTTTAATCTAATTCTTTCACTTGAACCGATAACTCCTGCGATTTCCCCAGTAGCCGGTAGGTAGAATCCTGTATCGGTATCTGACTGAAATGCGTAAGTTGGTGAAGAATAGCTACCTGCTCCAAACCTAACTCTACCACCACCTGAAGTTGTATGTGATGTAAGGTAATACCCTGATTTCCATGTTAATCCACTCTCTACCGTAGCCTCATCTGAATCTTTATAAGTTAATATACCATCTGCAGTTGAACCATCAAACGATATCCCACCACCGCCGCCAGATGGTATTGCTTGTGTTGATAATACACCAGTAGCATTAGCAATAACCATTCGGTTTCCAGTCCCGTTCAATCCTGAAACTGTAAGAGCTCCATTAACTTCAGCACCTGTATTGGTAACAGATAATCTTCTTGTACTTCCATAAACAATCTGAAAATTACCCGCAGAGTTTGTTGTTAAATCATTTGGTGATTCAAATATTTTTATGTTTGACCAAGTAATACCTTCATTTGGGCCAGGATCGTTTATAGTAATATTATTAACACCAATAATATTATTATTCTTTAAATCAAGTGCGGTATAAACTGCAGTTCCAGTAAAATCTAACCTACCAGCTATATTCAGATTACCGGCGATTGTTACTGTATCATCACTATCACCAATAGTTACGGCATTAGAACCAAATCCACCAGCTAACCTAGTCTTTAAGTTTGCTACCGATACATCATCTACTGTTGTAATACCGGCCAATGCAGTATCAGCAGTTCTTCCTATTGTTAAAGGTGTTAGATTATTAGTGTGATAAACCTCATATTGAGTAGTAGCACCACCAGCGTAAATCTTACCAGTAGTTGCAATACCACCAGTTTGAATGTTATCAAGATCTACTCTACTTTTTTGAGTTGCATTTGCCCAATTTGATATTAGACTCGGAGATTCCGAATCAACCAACCAATCAACCAGAGCCCATCCACTTTCTTGTGCGTGTGCTCCTACAATGGCAACGTGAACATCATTATTAGCATTATCAATGTAAACTTGAATAGCAGCACCATCATAAGTACTATTTTCTTTAATACGAATATATCTAAACACATCTGTACTATAGGTTGAATTTGCAGTTACTGTAATACTATTAGAATCATCTGTACCAAAGTGGTGTGCCGCATTGAATATAACGGATTGATGTCTACCACTGTAGGTATCCCAAATTTGGAACTCTCCTAATGCCCTATCACCAGTATTTTGAGCAATTGTGTACCAACCAACAGCAAGATTGCTGGCTTGTTGGTGATTTATGTAACCTCTATTAAAGAAGGTTTGCATTTCAGTCTCAGTATAATATCTATCATCGTGGTTATGTGAAGGTAGAGAAGTTAAATAAGCCGTACTATTAAATGCGTTTGAACCAAATGTATATGTTTGGTTAGTAGCACCATTTACACTAAATGTAAGTGTATTGCCAGATTTAGTAATTCCATCTAAATGGTAATTTGTATTGTTATCAGTCCAAGGAACGTTAACATACATTTGTTCATTAGATAGTTCTACAGGATAGTTTTTACCATTTTCAGTATATCCAATTTTAACACCACCTCTTGTATTTGCTGCTGCTAATGGTAAAGAGTATGAAACTACACCACCACCAGCAGATGCTGATGTAAATGTTAATTTACCTGAATGGATATCCATTCTTACAAATTTATTTTCTATCTGTGCACCAGCTGAAGAACTTGCCGTAACAATATTATCTTGTTTTATATTTAGATATATCTCATCCCACTTTTCTTTTGGCGTACCTAATGAAAAACTTGCAGTTGTATTTGTTGTATGTTCTGGTACAAAGTTTCCATAATGACCTGTTGTTGCAGCATTATCATGCCAAGTTAAATAAGTATCTTTTAGATGAAGTGTTTGTGTATCTAATGCTGGTACTCTAACCGGCTCCACTAATCTCATTTCAGTAAGTGCAAATCCTAAAGTAAACGAACCACTTGCCTCTTGCAATCCACCGAATCGTTTACCTTCTTGTAATCGGCTAGTCATTACAGAAGAACCACTATATCTACTACTAATCTTAACTTTAACACCATATACACCACTACCAGATACCAAATTCAATGAATTCACAGTATCAGACATCGGACTGTGTTTGTATTGATGTTGGTTATATTTACTTTCAGAATTAAATGTTGTTATAATATCCGTTAATGGTATATCAAATATAGCCCAACTAGCGTTTGTAGCTTCTGTATCTTTGTATGATTTCTCCCACACTTTACTTTCAGCTGAACCTGATGTTGTAATTATTTCTACTTTATATTCAGGATTAAATCCACTAAATGAACCAGTAGATGGGTGAGCCGTTCCTCTAATACCAAATTGTAAATGTGTTCCTCTTGAGTTTTCAGATAAAATATCTTGTAGATTTATATTATCAGTTGTTATAGTTGAAAAAGCATTTGAAGCGGTTAATGCGTTAGAACCATTAAATATTATTGCTGAAGATGTAGCTTGGTTAAATACTAATTGATTACCGATTAGTTGTGTTGGTAAACTACCTGATGCTTGTGCTGCAGTTCGTGCATCTGAATTTTCTACGAATACATAATCATTATTTACACCACTAATATCCTTCCAACTTTTAAATTCTTCAGGATACCCAATACCATCATTTGTTACTTTAACTAAATATTGAGGTGTATTTGTAAATGAACCACCCAATGCAAATGATTGATGATTTCCAATAATAGCAGAACCTGTGTGAGATAGTACTGCCGTTGTAGTTGGATTATAGCTCGCTCCCCCCACCATAAAGTCAACAGAAGTGTTATCTAATCTTTCATCATTACCATCTTGTGAATATGCTTCAACGAATGGTAGGTTATATTTAACAGTTGTAATTCTTGGGTTCTTTACACCTGTACTTACTACTTTACCAGCTAAGAAAGTATCCTGTCCATAAACTTTTTCTGCTTGTAAGTTACCTTTTATATCTAATGATTTAGGTTTTAAATCTAATAAAGATGAACTTATTTCAAATGTGGTTTCATTACCTACTACTCTACCTGATGTGGATTTAAAATCAAATTCATTTGCAAATATAGTCATATCTGAACCTGATATTCTACCACCCGTAAAATTAATTTTAGAACCAGTTACCTGTCCATCTGATTTTTGTACATATTGTGATGATGAGATTTCACCACTACCACTAATTTTTAAAACAGAACCTCTACTAAATGAACCTGAAAGTGTACCCATTCTAATAGATCCTGAACCAAATCTTACCTTTTCAGCAAAAGCAAGTGAGAATGGCATATCAAAATCAGTTTCTTTTTGTGCAATATCAAAAAATGCGTTTTGGAAATTCTGTGATGCATCAGTATCAATTACTGTAGCTGAGATTCTATTGGTAATACTAATATCACCTTCTGCAGAGAAACCAAATTGACCAGAATCTAAGAATCCATTTAAGTTGAAATCAAAATTGTAATTAGAAGAGTTGACATAAGTACCACTTCCTGCAGGAGGCCCAGCCGCAGATGAGTCATCATAAGCACTTCTAAGTTGTTGAATGGTTTTATTTTCATCAGATGGGTTGTTTGGGAATTTACCTCTTGAATCAACATCCGTTGGGAATATACCACCTTTTAATATTGCCTTAGAACCTAATGT